TGTTCAACTCCTGACAGGTTGATATTAATTGTACCTACCTTTAACTCTTGAGTTTCTTGAGGGGATGCAATATCTAAGAAATGACCAATGGCAGAATAACTATTACCTTGAGAAGATAGGTCTGAAATATAATCAGTGTAGTAAAGTGCGCCTGAAGAAAAATCCATCTTTACCAAATGCGCCATTGTGAAATCATTGGTAGCAAGCTCGGCTTTAACCTGTGCTGTTAACCCTCTGGGCATCAGACTATTTCCTCAAGCATATCAATCTCTATAGAGTACCGATCACCACCGCTAGCCTTGAACTGTTGCATGTCATTGGACATACGCACGTTAAAAGGTACAGCGTCATAAGTGACAACACTGTTGTTAGTTACGGCATCAATCAATGGTGGTTCTATAGCTAACGTGCCAGCCCCAACCCTGTCGGCTGTAACCATGTATATTTTGCTGTGACTTCCAAACTTCACAAAATCACCCGCTTTAATCGTTCCAGTAAACCCGTCAACAGAAGGAGAGTCAGAACCTACCGCAAAATTACCGTTCACGCTTGCTGCTCCTGACGCGTTTCCACTTGCATAACTAATAAGCGGAAGCACTATTGTAAAAGTCTCAAGCATTCCTCTCTGCTTTTCAATGAATGCATACAAGGGCTGTACCTGTTCCCTTGTCAGACCTTTATACTTCGCTGTAAAGCTCCACCGCTGATAGCCTATTGACCTTACTTGCAGCCGCCCAGACCTAGACTCAGAGGATACGTTTTTGTGTATGCTCTTGAAATTTATTGCACTGGACTCTGGGCTTGTCGGGTATGTTCCGCTCATGCGAATTCTCTGCCTTGGTCATTTAAAACATCATCAATCATCGCCATAATATCACCGCGCCTTGAGTTTAAAAGCTGATCAAAGCCAGAGGCATCATGCGCTTGGATGTTAAAGTTTACGGTTGCCCCCATGCCTTGCCCTTGCCCATCATCTAGAGTGTGGTCAATGATCGTCTCGTTGGGGTGGACAATAGCTGGCATCCCGCCTTTACCGTCAACACCGCCAGCCCTCACACCAAAGCCTGTAAAGCCACCGCCCTCAAAAGACTGAGCTTTTATCTGGGCAATGTTAGCTAAACCGCCAGCGACAATTAAAGCCGCAGCAAAAGGCCCAGCAATAGGCCCAAGCTCAAACACCGCTTTTTGTGCCGCTGCATAGGTGTTCATTATTGTCTGCCCAATGTTGTAGGCTTTTTGAATCGCAAAGGCTTTCTTGTTAACTCTAGCAAGTGAAGCAAGACCACCCTCTAGGTCGTCTTTTCTTCTAGCGGCATTTTCTAATCTTGTGTCATTTTCTTTTGCAGAGGTTTTTCTAACCGCTGTTACTGTTACCTCTTGCAGCTTGCGCTGTGCCGTTACCTGTATCTCTTGGTAAAAAGCAGTTCTTTCTGCAATCTTTTCTTGATTCGCTATTATTGCAGCCGTTGCTTCATCTGACGCAAGTATTGCTGCATCCCTATATGCAAATATACCCTCTGAAGGCAATGGTTGAGCTAACAGCTCATCAAGTTTTGTTTTTAATCCCTCAACGTGGTCAGCATATTCTTTCCCCACTTCCTGCATAAACTGAGACGGCAGCTTAACAGCGTCACCGCCAAACAAGCCTATAACGCTATTGTATGCTTCAAACAATTTTTCGATAGGGGAGAATAGCTCTACAATTTTTGTTAGCACTTTCTGAAAAGACTGGCCCCACTCTGCTGTTGTGAGCTTTGCAGTTGACATCATTACATTTGCGGAGTGCAAACCGTCCTGCATCTTAGCGTAACCAGTCACAAGCATGTCAGCAGCTTTCTCTCCTGAGCTGCCAAACTCATCGCTAGCCTTTCCTGCGCTTACAAAGTCCTCAACAATCTGGGTGATCAAAGGAGACAGGCTAACCGCTAATTGATTGCCAAATCCTTCAGCGGATTTTTTCATTTTGTTGATGGCATCGTTTGCCATTTCTATCTTAGCCGCATCAGCTCGGCTCAATGTTAAGCCTAAAGCGTCTGCTTCCGCAGTCATCTCTCTTAAACCTTGTGACCCGCCCCTGAGAGTGTTGACTAAAGAAACGCCTTCGCTATCAAACAACTTCATAGCAATACGAACTTTATCCGCCTGAGTGCTGAGTCCGTTCATGGAGTCGGCTATGACTTCCATTTGCTTGTCTAGCGGCATTCTAGCTAATACTGAGGCGTTAATTCCTAGCTCTTTAATTGCAGCCTTTGCCTCGCCCGTACCCATTGCTGCTTCTGATACCCTGCGTGTAAATCGCTGCAAGGCCATGTTCATGGTTTCAGTGGCTACACCTGTCTGCTCCCCTGCAAACTGCATACCCGCAAGTGCTTCAGTTGTAATGCCTATTTTGTCAGCTTGTTTTGCTAGTGCATCTATAGACCGCATTGAGGAGACAGTAAGCGCGGTAAGTGCCGCCCCTGCCGCAACAAAAGCAGCACCTAAAGCTGCCCCGACTTTCTTTCCTACAGCCGCAAGTGAGGCGAATCTTTTCTTAACGCCCGAAAAGGCTTTAGCCGTCTTGTCGCTAGCGAGTATCTTAATGTTGATATTTTGGGACATTATTTTTTCTCTTTACGACTTAGCCAATATACCCACCCTTGAAACTCTCTAGCGTCCATCTGTTGAACTTCAGCGACTGTCTTGTGCAAGTGTTCCGCAAGGGTAAAACAGAATTGCATGTTGAAGTCGCTTTTTAGTTTCCCTCTACGTCCTCAGAGGAAGGGTCAAGTGCATTGATCTCCGTCACAATGTTAGTGATAACGTCAGGTGATACTGACTTGAGCAGTTCCATCTTGTCGGATTTACGGAATAGAGGCTTTGACTCTGCATCAACAAGTCTGTATATGACTGTTAACGCCATCGCTTCAGCGGGGTTGCCACCGTTAGCGCATTCCATAATCTCGCCAAGACGCTGCAAGGACAGAGAGGGCTTAATGAAAGCCTCAGTGTCCCATTCTGGGATTGAAATGGGGCGCAAATCTCCGTTAAGCAATCCCTTATAATGAGACTGCGCCTTATCCATTATGCTCATACAGTGGCCGTTGTGAGTGCGCCTGTACCTTGAACACTGATACTGGCATCAACCATACCGTCAAAGCTGCCTGTCTTGCTGACACCTGTTACAAGGGCTGTGCCTTCATAAAAGGTATCGCCAGTTGTATCACCTTCTGGGTAAACTTTTAAAGCAACACTTGCACCAACGGACAATGCGCCCTGCCCTGTTGTATCTGTCTCGTCCCAGAACACATCGAGAGAACCTGACCAGCCTGTTAAGCTAGTGCGGAAAGTCCTTGCGCTTGTTCCTATTGATGATGTTTCGATAGTGTCGGCAGTTTCCTCAATGGAATATGACTTCACCTCAGCAACAGTATCTGTGCCTACCTTTACCAATCCTTCACTTCCTGCGTGTGTAGCCATTATCTATTCCTCCACGGAATCATTAATTACTTCAGGTTGTACTTCTTTTTTCTGGCGGGTTTTCTTACTTTCAGATTTTGGTTCATCGCCAGAAATGAGCCAACCCTGATTCTTTAAACTTTCAATCTTTGAAGGATGAGCATTAAGTATCTCGCCCCCTGATTTTGTATACATTTTAGTCATTACGCATTACCTCTGGAATATCTGTAGGTACATTGCAGAGTGATAATCACCCCACCGATAGGGTCAATAGAGCCATCATCTGTGTCTACTGCCGTTATCTGGGAGTCAACAGCAAGCCCTGCCCTTGTCCTGTCTGCGTCTAGCCTTTCCTCAATCGCATCAATTACGCTGTTTCTTGCTGCGTCTATCTCCTTTGCTTTGACGTAACATACAATCTGGTACTCAATTACCGACTGCCTCTGAGTCAGAGTGCCGCCTATGGTTGAATCCTCTCTTGACTCGTTACCTGACCTAACAAGTATGGCGGGGAACTGGGCGTTACTTAGCTTATCAAAGTCAAACGGCTCTCTCGTTACATATTGAAAGTTGAACGGCTTATCCTTGGATGCCAGTACAGTAACAATATTAGCGGCTATGCCTTCGCGTGAACTCATTTGCTAAAGCCCCTGAACACATAAGCCTCAAACACTTTCGCAAGCATCTTTTCACCCTTCTCGTTGATACCAAAAAAAGGTCTTTTCTTGTTTAGCATAGCCCCCTTCTTAGCCTCTGTTGCTCTTGAGAAGAATATGGTTGCGCTGTCCTCATCATGCTTGTGGGTAATGCTGCCGCGCATATTGCCTGACCACATAAGGTTGACCACATAAGCATTGCTGCCCTTTTTGGCTCTCTTAATTAGAGCATAAGCATCTGAGTATGGAGCAAGCGCACCCTCAAAGCCCTGACCTTTGTCTAGGCCGTCTTGAATAATATTAATACCCTTTAACGCTGCCCTGCTTAATCCTAAAGGAGTGCGCTTTTTAAGCTGTGCGCGTTCCTCCTTTGTTAAGTCCTTCGGGTTCTTGGGGGTAATAACTATCTTGGTCATAGCCATCAGCGAGCCAAGTACCCAGCCCCGATGGGCTTCTTTTCTTCCTGACTTAAAGCACCGTCTCCGTCAGCGTCATACTCCACGCCATCCAAGAATACAGCCGCTATTTCCTCGTTATATCTCGTCTTGTAGAAGTCGATCATGGCTTGAAATCTATCCCCGTCAACCCACGTTGTAAGCTGGGGGAGCGCATAACGCCACAGGACAAGATAGCTTGCAGCCTTGGCCCACTGGGACTCTGTTAGCTTGGCGGGGTTTAGATCGCCTGATAGACCCCTTCTAGGCCACCACTCAATCCTGATTTCACGCTCAATATCTGCTTGAGCTTTCGCGTGTTCTGAAAAGAACCCTGCAATACCAAAGTCTAAAATGTCAGGTACTAATTCTTGCAACGATGCATCGCTGGACATTGACATATTTTTTTACCTTGAATGAAAAAGTCCCCCTCCCCGATACCGTCAGGGGAGAGGGCAATTAACTACATTTAGATTACTGCGTCACCAGTAACTTTGACACCAAACGAATCGTCAAGCTCGCCAACACCGTAAGCAGCAGTAGCGTTAAGCTCCCAGCCGCGCATGGATGCATCACGCTGCATCTCAATGTTGAAGTCTCGCTTCATCGCAAGAGCCATAGACTCAGGTGCAAACACGCAGCCAACCGCATCGCCATCGCCATCAATAGCAAGGTTAGATGACTGGTAAACTTCTACGCCACCCAAATTGCCAACGTAGCCATTAGCCATTGCGACATTCTGAGCAACACCACCGTTAGGGTTAACAAACGCAGCAGTCAGTGCTGACTTGAGCGCGTAAGCCTGATAGGGGTGGATAACAGCAGATATTGCACCGCTAACCTTGTTGGCTCGGAGTATCGCAGCAGCTTTAAATATCTCTACTGCTGTAACCTCTGCGCCAGCCGCACCCAATGCAGAAGAAAATCCTGCAAACAATGCGATCAAGTCTTGATCCATCTTGGTAGCGATAGCGTTACCTAGAACAGTACCTAATTCTTCTGCGGGGTTTCCAGCACCAAATGCAGCCATATCAGTTAGCAATACCTGTGCGCCAACTTCGGCAACAGTTACAGTGACTGAGGAGGTTGATACAGTTGTGCTAGCCATGTCAGTACCTTCTGTCAGTGCAGCGGCAGCGATAGCGGGGTACTTGGGTACTTGAATTGTCTTGCCAGCAACAGAACCAATGTCATAGCGGGTAACTAGACCAGCCATCAAGCTCTGTTCCTCAGCAGTAAATCGTGCCTGTGCAATGATATTCGCAAACAGGTCGTCAAGGGTGGTACTTGTAGTTGCAGCCATTTTAGTATGCCTTTAAAGTTAAACGGATTATTATTCCGTTGCTCTAAAAAAGCATACGGAAGATTTTATTTACGGTTTATCTTGGTGGCAGCAAAGGCTTCTTTGCCACCGCTGTTCCAATTTTCGACCATATCCGCATAACTAGTAGGCTTTTGCGTAGTGCCTCCAGCGTTCCCCTGTGAACCTATGCCGCCTTGAGTAGCGCGTACATGATGGGGGTTTGCTGTAAGGAATTCTGATACCAGCTCATCAACTGACAACAAACTTCCTTGTCCATTATATCGCAACAATCCCTCTGTATCTAGTACCTCTACGTTGCCGTCCTCTGCGAGCCGCACACGCCCTTTTAGCAACTGGCTAACCTGAGTTGCATCAACAGCATTGTTTTTGCTAGCAGACGATAAGAGAGAACCATCAACAAGGGTCTGCTCTAACTTAGACTTGTAGGCCATTATTTCTTGGTCTTTCTTCTCAACCGTATTCTTCAGAATAGACTCAAACTCCCCCTTCTCTTTCTGGCGGTCAACAACTGCCTTCTCCTTGTCATCAAGCAGCTTTCTCGCCTCATCTAAATCAATACCTTTAATCTGCCGCTCAAACTGATTCTGTTGCCTAGCCAACCTTTCACCTACAGCCTTATCTAGCTCTTGCTGTGTGAATGTTCTTTCAACAGGCTGCTCAACAACAGTCTCTGCCTCTGTCTGCTCTACCATTTGTTCATCACTCATTTTAATACCTCACCTGTTAGGTTACTTGCTGGTCACTCATTGGGTCTATAAGATTAGTCTGCAACTGTGCAGCCTCATAAAGCCACAAAAAATCGTCTTCCTCCTCCTCTGGTATTAACTCAAAGTATGCGTCTAGCTGCTCGATTATGTCATCAGGCATTGGCTTTTCCTGTATTAGCTTGAAAGCCTTTTCAAAAATTGCTGTCATCGTACCCCCCTTTTCTAAAGTCCCACCCATCAAACACTCCTATTCTTCCGTCTGACTTAACCATCTCATCCATTAAATCTTTTAGCTTTTCATCAACAAGGTCTGTTCTGCCCATGTTATACAGAGAGAAATTCTCTGCCCACCATTCTTTCGGGTCAGCCTCAGAGTATTTAGTTGGAAAAAATAACCCTTTTTCGGTAGACCTTTTCCCGTTGGTATAAAACAACTGCTCTAAATACCGTTCAAAAGAGGTGTCATCAAAATCTGAAATTTTCCTCCAATATTCTTGGTGTACAGTATGCCCATACTCATGGTAAATAGTTGACCTGAACTGGTCAGCAGGTTCCTTATAGTATTGCTTTGCGGAAAAAGGTCTGTCTTTAATGTCACCGCCCTTCAGATATGTGCTTTCAATGTTAGGCTCGGAAAGGTTCCTTGCCTTAACATATTCCGTGTCGGCCTTATCTCTTGCTTTCCGTGCCTTCAAAGTCTTTGCTTTTGCCTCTTTGTAGTCTGCAAACTCAGGGGTTTCAACCCCACGCACAAGCCGAATCCCACCACCCGCTTGGGCCGCCTGTTGATAGGAGTCGTATTTTAACTCCATATCAATGACGCTCTTTACAAACGCCTCTTGGGTTGTATTTCTTTTTGCTTCCGCTTTTAGTGCGTCTGCTATTAACTTCTCTTGTGACTCGTAAGCCTTTTTCGCTATAGGGTTCCAGTATGCAGAGTTGACAGACAGCATTCCGTCACCCATAGACGCTGTTGCTCTCTTGCTTTTTAGCGGGTTAATACCCCTGATAGGAGGAGCCTTAAACTTTTTAGCTATGCTATCAGTTTCCTTTAGTGCTTGACTTAAGATACTCAGTGACTCTGCCGACATACCCTCTGTATTAACAGTACCAAATAGCTTGTTGCCCGTTTTTCTAGCGTCATCGCCTCTCTTGTATTTATAAGGTCTGAACCTAACAGGGAATTTTTCTTCAGTTAGCCCCTTGCTGCCAAGTTTTTCCTCAAGATGAGAGGGTAGTTTTGATGAAGATATTTCAAGGTATTTGTCAGGAATTGCCCTGTCAGTTGTCCCTTTGTTTGCTGCTTTTGATCTTTTAGACAGGGATAATATTGCATCTGATTTAGCAATAAGTTGTGGTGTCCTGCTTGAAAGCTCATTATTAGTTGAGGGTGTAGGCTTTGCCTTTGGTGCTGCCTCCTCAACCTCACCCTCAACATCTGGTATATAAGGTCTAAAGTGGTGGCGGCAGTTATACCCACCCCTTGCTATCAGTCCATCACTGGATGATTTACCCTTCCAGCTACCCTGCCATATCTCATCAATCTCTGCTGTGGTGTAGACGTTCCCTACATGATCGCGGCAGAACTGGCGGGAGTCCTTTATCAAGTCTCCGTAATACTTCCATGTGTCAATCCCTGCGTCTTTGCCCATTTGCGTATTGATAGAGGCATCGAACTGCATCAGGGAATCTTGAGCCATCTGGGTAGCATACCGCCTCATATTGCCGCCTACCCTGTCAGAAGCATAAACAGAGTGCAGCTCTTTGACGGCAGCAGCAGAGGCAGAGGCAGAGCCGTTCTTTGCAATGTTAACCAGCCGCTCAATATCGTCATCATTAGAGCTAATGTATACCCCGTTCACTGACTGGCGTACTGACTTGACCATCTCGGTTTTGGTTCTGCCTGTCAATGTGTTCTGGTACACCTCACTTGCTATGGTGTCTAACTGGCTGGTGGCTATGTCCTCAAAGCCTTTAAAGGTTAAGCTCTGGAGCTGCTTGATAATCTCAGGGCTGGTCTTGGTGAAGTCACCGTATTCATTCAGCATGTCCAATGCCTTGACGGACACCTTTGAATAGTCATTGAGCATCGAGGTCGCTTCTCTCAGATAAGTCTCACTCATTATCTTGGCTAACTCTGGTCTAGCCTTAACCGCCCATTCAAGATCAAACAAAGCACCCGCCTTAACAGGTGCATCATCTAATGCCGCAGCAATCCTATCCTCAAGCTCCTCTAGTGCGTCTGACAGCCTCTTAGAGTGCGTGTCAGCTAACTTGTCAAGGTAGCCATCATAGTTGTCGTCTGCCGCCATTACTCGCCCTGTCCACCTCTAGATGGAGTGATAGCAGGGGGCAACAAAGTGTCACCTCCCTCCAGATCAGTCAGCCCTACCTTCTCTCTCACTTCATTGGAGGTCACAAGCCCAGCGTCAATGTGATACTTGTATATCTGCGTCTTGTCTGAGAAGTCACCGACTACCTGTGTCAGCTCCTCAATCTCAGTGTGCGACTGAGCCAAAAGCTCATCATCAAGCACAAGGTCAGATATTTGTTTGTCTACCTCACGCATTAAAGTAACCGACTTGACCCCGCTAGACCTGACTTGTTGCAAGAATGTTAGCTCCTGCGGGTAGTCCCTCAGATCAAACCCGTCTGGGTAATGAACCTCAACGTCTGACTTAACGTCCTGCCACTGACAAAAGATGTGCCACAACTGTTCCTCTGCCAGCTCCAGAATATCAGCCTTCTCTGATAGCTTCGCATTGAGCATCTGAAACTCAGTC